AGCTCGCCGGTCATGATAAATTCTTTTTCTCCCTCGCGTGCCTTCTCGATAAGCGGGTCATTCCTCAGCGTTTCAATCATCTTGTCCCCGATAGCATATTTGGCATAGAGCATTTTATCTTTTTTAAACAGCCCCGGATTTTCTGCCATGTATTCCCTCAGCTTCCCTTCATTCCAAGCGTGGACATATCCGCCCAGCAAAAACGCGTCTTTATTATCCTCTTCCCACTCGCCATTCAGAACAGCCATCGCCCGAGCTTCGCATCCCCCGTATTGGGGGAGGAAGCTCTTAAACAGGCTGACTGACATATACTCTCGATTTGCCTCGTTTGAGTGGTAGTTTTTATGGTTTAGCTGCATTCTTACCACCCAGTTCTAGATTTTCGGTTTTTGCTTGCTTCTTTGGCTCTTCCTTTTTAGTATTTTTTGCAATGTCATCAAACGGAGATTTCTCATCGGTGCTTCTGGTCGGCTTGATGTCCTCAAAATAATCTTCTGGTTTGCCCATGCCGTCCTTGATTGAGGTAAACACATTGCCTAGCCGAATAATGTCTTTTGGGGTAAATGCCTCTGCGTTGCAACCAATATATTTTTCCAACATCTCTTTTGTAATTTTGTATTCCTTTTCAAAAGCAGACAGCATTTTGGCAATTACCTCTTCCAATTTTCCGCCAAGGCTATTCGCCATGGTTTCCTGACATTTCTCAACGGCTGCCTCAACCACATCTCCCGGAACCACACCGAGAATACACGCCCTAAGCCTCCGCGCCCCTTGGTTTGCCACCATTTCGTAAATATCTCGCGGATCGGTTAGCTTATAACTGCCCCTTTTTGTGGATCTGATATGCGGAACGGTGAAAACCTTAGACTGTCTGGTATTAGTTTCCAAGTCCCAAGCATACGACATTACAGAGCTTTCTCCGTTTTTTTGCTCTAACTCGATGATTCCAAAGTCGATATTCCCCCAGTTTTGGGCAATCGCTTCAGCAAGTCGGATAGATGGGCCAGTCACCTTTGTGTCCCCTCGCGGGTATTCATAAGTAGCTTTTTCAGCAAGTGTTTTTCTTTCGCATGATTTAAGGATCTTTTCTAATGCCAGATTCTCATCACGTGGAAACTGCTTCGCCATAAAGACCATGGCCTTAACTTCTTGCATTTCCCGACTGTTCATCGCCTCAATTGTGGCTGTTTTTTGTACCGTAATCTCGTTATAATTCATTGATTAAACCTCCATTATTTTTGTTTTATTTCAAATTTCCCATCCTCGGTATCTTTGGTAACCGTTACAAACGCTTGAATATCGTTCTGTTCGCAAAGTTCAAGGATTTTACGCTGTTCTGATTCATTTAGCTTCTCGAAGCCATCTAAACAAATGATCCGCAAGTCGCCCATCCGCTGAAGTGCAATTTTGAAAGCAACTTCCATTTTTTCACCGTCTGACAATCCATCTAAAAGCGTTTCGTTGATTCTGATCCGAGCTTCCTCATCTACCGAAATTCCCTCAATCGGTAGCTTGTGCTGCTTCAAAAGTTCGCCGGGCTTGTTGCGGGCAGCTTCAATCAAGTTGGTTAAAATATCGCTGTACCGTTTTTTCTTCGCCAATTGCCCATCTCTAATTTCAACCATGCGATCCCACTCGCGAAGGTAGCTTTGCATTTCTGCCACTCGGTCAGCTTCATTTTGTAGCGGCTCAATGTCGATCGGCTCGTGTTGCTCTAGGTATTCCGCCGCCTCCCCGATTCGCACTCTCTCACTCGCGATCGTTTGTTTGGTCTCGCTGTCAACGGCTGCTAGCTCAATTCTTTCCTGCTCACCAAGTCCGGAGATCTCCGCATTTCGGGAGGCTATTTTTTGCTTCTCTGATTGGATAGCTTCGTTTTCCTGCTCCTTGTAAGCGGCTACTTCTTGTTTGATCTCTTGCTTTTTTGTTTCTGCTTGCTCTTTGAGTTTCTGGATCTCTCTTTCTAGCCAAATATCAACAGCTTGCAGGCTCCCCTCCGCGGAACTGTCTATTGATTTTAGATTGGCTTCGCCCTTCTCGATTTTGGATTTTGACAGGTCGATTAAGTCTTTAATATCCTGATGCTTGTCCTTATACTTTGCTTTTATTTCTGCTTTTCGGCTTTCTGCTTTGGCTTCGGTTGCAGTGACCCAATCTCCAAAATTTTCCTCTAGTGCTTTCGCCGACTCGATCAACTGGTTGTGTTTCTGTGCTTCGGAGACTTTCGCATAGTAATCCTGGACCTTTACAGCCTTCCATTCTCCCCCGTCGTAATTCGCTGGCAACTCTTTTTCAATGCCGCTTACCTGAGCTTCGAGAGTGCGGATTTCCCGGTTAATTTCCTCGCGTTCTTTGTAGTATTTTGTTTCGATGTCTTTGAGAATCTGAAGTATGTGCTTGTCCGTATTAATGCCGGAAAGAACGTCCTCGCTGCCGAACCAGTTACAAATCTCTTCCGGGGAATAATCCATCTCAATCATGTTTAAAATGATTTTTGTCTGTTCTTTAATGTCGAGGTTGATAAAATCCAACGGTCTGAAGATGTCCCCTGACAAAAACTCTCTTAGCTGTCCTTCCGTTGATTTGATCCCCTCGCCCTGCTGCCGTAATTTGAGGTAATCCGCTCTATCTGCCCTGATTCGACGGTCTATTTCAAGCCCGGTATTCGTCTCGACGTAAAGCGTTGCTTCGTTGTTGCCATGCCGTATTAATTCAGTCCGTCGCCCTATGTTACTAAATGTTTTTTCGATTCCCTCAAGTACGCTTGATTTTCCAGAACCCTTCGGCCCTTCCAAAATGTTTACACCTTCCCCAGGATTCCAATTAAGCTCATCAATCCCAAGGAAATTATTGATTTTAATTGCTCTAATTTTCACCTGCTCACCCTCCTAATTTCCGTATTATTCCGATCGCAATCCGTCCAGAAGCACTCTCTGTATCTGCCGAAGTCCACCGTTACAAATCGCTCGCTGACATAAATAACCTTGCCTTTTCTTTTCCAGTCGTGAAGCCCGTGCTGCCCGCGAACTATTTCTGTAATCTCAACTTTGTCTCCGATCCTGTAAGGCTTGGATCCATATGTCGGCTTTCGCTTCGGTTCCTGCCTGTTCTGGTGATTCGCAACCACTTTAAACGCGTGCGTTAAACTCGCTCTAGTCATTGCAGCAGCCCTATGTCCTCTAGCAGCTTCCGCGGAATGCCAAAAACCCTAACCGCTTTCCCTTCGGTTTCCTTCTGGATCTCCGGTCTTATTAAATCTGCTGCCAAGTAGGCTTTTACGTCGTTCGTTATTGTCAGCGTTACGAAATTCCCCGCACTATCGCGGAGTGTAACGCGGGTAACTTCATCTAACACCTCAACCCTGAAATCTTCTCTATTTGCAATAATCGCATGAGTTTGGTTAAAAATATTAGCCATTGTTTTTCCTCTCTTTCCATGATAAAATTTAATTGTAGTTTTTTGTTATAGCCTCGCGAGAGGCATTTTTTATATATCAATCTTCCTAACCAATTCGCATATGTACCGCGTAGCTTTCCGGTAGTCGTCCAAGTTTGCTTCAATGTGTTTCAACCTCGGATTGTCCGGCTTGTACCGTCGCGGCCGCCTGCTAAAAGCCTTTCCTTTTGCCCGGTCTCGATTTGGTTTTTTCCATCTCGCGGGCATAAGATCACCTCCTGCCTATCGTTCCTTTCCAAGATACATAATGTTCAAAACAAAAAGGTCATCTTGGTCATATCCGTATTCTTCATACATGCAGTCTTTTAAATGTGCAATGCCTTGTTCTGTTATCAGCCTACTTTTGCTTTTAGAAGAAAAATAGCAGTTCCCAATAGCCTTCTTGCCATCTTTGCTATACAGGTAGACCAGCAAATATCTGTGCAAGCATCGTTTAAAATTCATTTAATTACCTCCCTATTCGACTGTAATAAAACACTAACGAACTACGATTGATCATTCCGTTCCGTCTGCGTTCTGCTCGGTTTAGTCCGCTTACCGGGCTGTAACGCGCTCCCTTTTTAGCTTTCTCTTTCAGTTTCCTGCGTCGCTCTGCTCTGTTCACGATTAACTCCTCCTTTTCTCTGAATAATAAATCTCTACAACTCCGATACCCCAGCCGATTAAAAAACCCAGAAGGAGAATTGCAATTGTCTTCATAAGGCTTCCCCCTTATTACAAGCTAATAACCTTCGACGTTTCCGCCAACACCCGGCTAATAATCCCCTTCAACTCCTCGTTTTCACGCCGTAAACCCTCAATCTCTCGTTCTAGCCTCTTTATGTAGAGCGGAGATGTTTTTTTGAGTTCCAACCCCTCAAGCTCCGCTATGTGTTCCGGCGTAAACCGTATGACAGGCAAACCTTCAGCCGGTTGCAGAATTCCTTCTTTACGCCAGTTTTCTATTGCTCTGACCGAAACTTGCCAGCGGTCAGCGATGTCCTGTTGTGTTAGGAGTTTCATTGTTCCACCTCGCTAAGCCAAGTACCTGATCGCCATTTCTTTTACAATCGTGGTATAAATCTCTTTGACCCGCGGGTCTCGCTCGATCACATCCAGATAAGTAGTTCTCTTGATGTTGGTTGCAGTCTCGCCTTGGCGTTTCATTCTCTCGCGGAGATTGTTCAGTCTTTGCTCTAAGTTGCAATGTGCTCTATCGTTTAAAATTATGTAACTCTCACGCTTGATAAGTTGGTACTCATCCCCTCCGCCTCGAGCATGGGCGATCTTGTTAAGCTTTGTGTTTATGTCCCGCCGCCAATCTTCGTCAACCTCGATAAAAGTTTCTTTGATGGCCTGGACCTGTTCGGCAGTGCTCGCTACCTTATTTTCAACTAGCGAGATTCGCTTTTCTTGTTCAACCATGATGTTTACAGCCTGCTGTAGT